AAAGTTAAAATCTTTACCACTTTAAAGTGCTAAAGCGAGCCGAATTTTTCCCCAATATCTCACGCATTTTTGTGCACAATGCCGAACGTGCCAAAATCGGTTCCGGGACTTCACGACAGTAAAGCAGTGATGCAAATGTTCATAGATTGTTAACAAAAGGGCTCCCTTTCGGGAGCCCTTTTGTTTTACGGGGTTGCAAGGCTTGTAAACGGTGTTGCGTTTTTCGTCCATTTGTAACTTACTACAGCTTCGCTCGGGGGGGCGCCGATATGAAACGTGTAGGAGTAAACTCCCTCTGCAGTGGTAGCAGGGAATGGACTGGCAGGCACCACAAAGATTTCTGAGTAGCCACTAATAGTGTCAACGGAAAAGCTCTTTACTTTTCTCCCTGTTCCTTTTTCATCGCCTTTACGCTGGATAACAAACTCAGGGGGGGCGATATTGGTAGTCCAAAGACGGGGAAATTTTGCAACGATGGGAGGAACAATAATGGGTATCCGAATAGCGTCGTCAGACCATGATGCGGTGTAATATTTAAAAAAGATATCGTTGTCGTAAATTTTCGCGCCGGGGACCACGCTGCCTTCAGGATAAAGTGCATCCAGAAATGCCAGATAATTGATATCAGTAAGTTTTCCTGTCAAGTCGTCAATTTTGGCATCCTGTGCCGCCTGCCCCTGCTCGTAGGTCTGTGTGGTAACGAACCCCGACACATCCGGAATTTCGCTCTTGTCTGCCTTGCCTGCGAGAGCAGCAGTGTTTGCGTCAATTTTGGCATCCTGTGCCGCCTGCCCCTGCTCGTAGGTCTGTGTGGTAACGAACCCCGACACATCCGGAATCTCGCTCTTGTCTGCCTTGCCTGCGAGAGCAGCAGTGTTTGCGTCAATTTTGGCATCCTGTGCCGCCTGCCCCTGCTTGTAGGTCTGTGTGGTAACGAACCCCGACACATCCGGAATCTCGCTCTTATCCGCTTTATCCGCTTCCAGACGGGCAATGTCTCCCGCGTGCTCTTCCAGCTCCGTTTCCTGCGACGTCACGCACTGGCTGATAGTCTGGCCCGGGTGGTCGGTCTCCCAGTCACCGATATTTGCGTTTGCCTTATTGGCTGCAGCCTGCGCGGCGTCAACCTCAGACTTTAGAGCAAGATTCGCAAGGCTACGGCCTACCCATGCCCGGGACCCCCGTTCAAACATACCACGGGACGAATTAAGATAGTCCCGGGTCAGCGGTTCCGACGGAATGTCAAGCGTTGGCGTGAGAATGGTTCGCTTTGTGCCGTCAGAATATTTCACATTCAGGTTATCCGCTGCCTGAAAAGTCGTCTGGTCCACCTTATGGTTTGCGATATCCCGCACCTCTTCCACGTCTGCCGCGATAGCGTCGCAACGCCCGTTCAGAGCAGTATCACCGTTGGCGCGTGCAGCTTCTTCCTTCTGCACTTCCTGCGCAATGGTCGTATCAGGGAAAACGTCGTCCCAGTCGGATGCATTGCTTTCAAGGTCGGTCAGGCGGGCCGCATGCTTTGCGATTTCTGCAGAGTTGTCAGAAATGTTTTTCGCGTTGGCGCTGATATTGGTGTTCTGAATAACCTGTACTGCCTTGATGGCGTCGATATCGGTCGTGTTGGTGGTGATACGGTTACTCAGCGCGGTATCTGCTTCCGCGCGGGCCTGCGCTTCTGCGGCGTCTGCCGCCTTATAGGCCGCGTCAAGGTCAGAAATAGCCTGCTTGCGGTCGGCGGTCTCCTGCGCAATGGCGGCGGCGTTTGCCTGCTCTGCGGCCTTTGCGCGGTCGATTTCGGCGTTCAGGCTGGCAGTCAGGTCAGCAACGTTGGATTCGACAGCGTCCAGACGTTCGCCCCATGCCGCCATATCCTTTTCCCACTGAATAACCTTCTCGTTCCAACCGTTGATAAGCTCGATGAACCGCTCGTTGTCTTTCTGGAACTGCTCAACCAATCGGGACAGGTCGGTGACGGTTTTCTTGAGGTCTGCGAACTGATAGTTATAATCGGACGTTTTGACCCAGTATTTGGTCTGTCCTTCCGGGTACGGGGGCAGCTGTGCGCCCTTCGGCACATAGCACTTTGACGTGTAACAGTCGCCGTTATGGACTACGATAGTCAACGGTTCATACTCGCGCTCGTCGTCCCATTCCACAGGGTCGGCGAAAATCGGGACATACCGCGCACCGATATACATAGATGTGCCGCCCTTGAACGGGGGCGGGGGACACGGATGCGGGTGCGGCGGGCATCCGTGCGGATGGCAGCAGTCACCGCCCGGCGCGTGAGGTGCGCACGAAATGGGGAAATCATTGCAATTACAGTTTGCCATAATGAATTGCTCCTTTCTCAGTAGTAAACGACCAGATGCCCGTACCCCGGTTTATCAGGGTCAAGCAGAGTATCAAAGTGCAGGAACTCCCAGCTTGCGGGGATATAGGCGACAAAATGCCCGTCATCGTCAAGGCCAAAGAACACAAACCGCACCATTTGATAAATGATATCGGTCATGTTGGTGTTGACCCACTCGATAAACGTATCTTTGGTGAAGTCGCCCGCTTTCAGCTTTGCAAAAAGCTGGCACGTTGCTTCTTTCAGCTGCGCGGTCAGGGCGTCCAGACCGTCAAGACGGGAATCCTGCCCGATATCATGCAGCCGCAAGGTTTCCGTGTTGCTCAACGCCTGCTTAAGCTGGTTCACCAGCCAGTACAGGTCATACTGGTAGTGGTCGCCGGGTGCTGCATACGGGGGCGACGTCTGGAAGATAAACGGGGTGCTGATATCGGAATTCTTCGTTTCGTCAGCCATAAAGCTACTCCTTTCATAAAATTCCCCGCTTGCGCGGGGGTCGGTCAGTTAGTGTTTGCCGTTCAGCTGCGCAAGCAGGGCGTCAGCCTTTAGCGCATTCGGGGTGAAAGAGTTATTCTTCCACCATGCAATCAGGGCGGCCACGATGGTAAAACCCGCCGTTACCAGCTGTTCCAAAGTCTCCGATTCGATGGGCAGGGGGCTTTTGCCGCATGCGCTCAGAATCTGGTTGACGATAGCCAGAACAAGCACAAGGGTGCGTGCGATAGTACCAGCCGAAATGTGAAGATTACCCATAATTATTCTCCTTTCAGGTGTGTATGCTCTAAATCATCTATCCGATGATTTGCGACTTTGATTTGCTCTTCAATGACGGGGATTTTTTCAGCAAAGGAATTGTGTTTGCGGACTTCCCGTGTCAGCTCTTCAATCTTTACGTCTGTGACGGCCTGTGATTTACTGTTAGCAATCAGGACGCCCGCAAGGGTGACGATACCTGTAATAATGGCGGCGGCAATCGTTTCCACAGTATCACCGCCTAATACACATCCAAACAGAACTTTGCATGATAGTCGTTGGCAATTGCCATGTACACATCGAACAAGACGGTTTCGCGTTCGGCGTCAATCATCTGTTGGGTAGTGGTAACGCCAATGTTACCTTGTTTAATCCAGCCATGGTTATACATGTCGGTAACTTTCTCTTTACCCACCTCTTTAGCATCTTCGTGCCGGATATCGTGAGCCTTTGTTTTCGTATCGGTCGTGCCTTTGGTAGTGCCGTCCGTCTGGCTCCCGGTGGTCTGGTCCTCATGCCCGTGGGTCTCTGTGTCGGATGTGCCGGTGGTTACGGTGGTCGAATTGGCTACCGTCGTGGAATTCCCGGTAAAGTCGGTGGTCTCTTTATGCTCCCCGTTTTCGGTGCTATTAAAGGTCTCTTCTGCCACCGTGTGGGTTTGGTCGTCGGGCTGGTAGTCCGGGGCATTTTCGGGGCTGATATCCCGGGTCACAGTCTGGTCAAGGTTCTTGGTGCTTTCCGTGGTCTTTTTATCCGTGCCTGAGACGTCCGTCTTGTTGGCGGTCGTGGTGGTGCTGGTGTCGTCGGTCACCGACTTGCCTTCGGTTTCCGTATGCCCGGTTCCTGCGGTTTCGTCGTGCAGCTCCGTGCTACCGGTTTCGTGATAGTCTCCGGTCGTCACCTGTCCCACGGTCTGCCCGCTCTTTCCGCGATTGATGGCGGTTCTGTCCTGCGTGGTATCGCGGTCAGTGGTACGGACGTCGGTTGTTCTTTCCTGCACATCCGTGTTCCAGATGGGGTTATACTTAAGCTGCGTCGTGCTATAGAGCTTTTCCCAGATGGGCATACTCTCCTGCACCCAATACCGGATAGCGTCAACCATCCAATAGGGGTCGGGCCGGTACAGAGGTGCAAGCCCATGCTCCCGCATGATGATATGGATAGCAAGTTCTCTATCCATGCCCACGGGGACTTTGAAGTCACGGAAGAGACCTTCCGGGATATTGCACAGGAGCTTGCACGCACGGTCAATAGCATCACTGTTTTGGTTCGTGCTGTTCTGGTTCGTCACGCTCCCCCAGTACATCGGCATTATCTGCACCCCCTTCTTTCAGCTCCGGCGGTTCGTTGATTTCGATAGAAATCTGTGTTCCATACATATCATTACACACTTTTACAGATTCGTCAAGAGAAATCTTCCAGACTTCCCGGCGATTGTACGTTTCAGCGTCCGCGCTTGCGCTCTCGTTTGTCACAAGCCGTTCTTTCTTATCGGGCTGCACCCGAATTCCCAGCTCCCTGTAAAAGTCCTGCAGCGTCTTGCGTCTCAGGTCGTACAGGTCAGGCAGGATAAAGTTTTTCGACAAGTCGCGGTCAAACTGCATGATAGGCAGCTGATACTGTGCATCGGTCTTGTTCATTACAGGTTTTTGCAGCTGCCCGTTTACCACAATTGCGGGTTTGCCGTTTTCCAGTTGCTCGAAAATGGTTTCAAGCGTGCGGCGGTCTTTGTCGTCTTTGGCGATGGCAGCATATGCAAAACGGCTATTAACAACGGCCTGCCGAATTGCAATTTCCAGCTGTTGCATTTCGACGGCGTATTTCTCGATAATGTCCCAGACCCCGCGATAGTCGGGGGTCAGCTTGATAACGGCGCATTCAGTGCCGATTTCAAGCGGTCTGTCAAACTGGAAAAACGGGGTCTGTACCATCATGCCGCGCGGCTGGAACTGCAGCCCAAAACCGGTAGGCGCACCCGGCTGCACCACAAGGCCATATGTTTTAGATTTGAACACAACGGCATAGCCCATGCGCAACAGTTGGTAAAGAAACGCGTCATAGTCCCACCCAATTTGTCCGGGGCCTGCTTCCGGCAGACCATGGATTTTATAAAGTGCCCGCATACGCTGGAAAAACGAGCGTTCCCAGTAGTTGAGAACATCCGTGCTCAGAGACGGGGGGCGAAATCCACCGCATGCCTGCGTGTCATAGTTCCCCTGATAGCACTGATACATGGTATCACCTTTCCTTCCTATTCAATAAACACTCCGCTGTCCATAGCGGCGTTAATATACGCGGTTTCGGCGCTTGTTGCCATGGGTGCAGCAACGGAAAATCCGCGCGTTTTACAATACCCATCTGCCGGGGTCGCAACCCTCATGACGGGATAGCCATACAAACCTTGATACCCCGCGTCGTCAATGGGTGGATAGTACAATAAAGTCAACTGCGCTTCCGTCGGAAGAAGTGTCTGGCTTGCGCCTGTGGTCATGCCGACGCACTGATTGATGGGCTGGATGCTCTGCTTGAAGCCCTCTGCACCAGAGGCCAGACCGGCAACAGCGCCTGCAGCCGCTCCAAACGGCCCCGTTGCCGCGCCAGCCCCCCCGCCAAACTGCAGCGCGGAACCGACGGCAGCAATAGAGCCGGAAACCGCTTTCACGGGGTCAATGTTGGAAGTGCCGATACCGTACACGCTGGAAAGGTTCGTGGAACCGACATAACAGCAATAACTTCCAGCGGTTACTTTAATCGATACACTGCCGTCCAAATAGGTCATGCACCAGTCAACACCAACCGTTGCGGCGTTGTTACACTGGTCAACCGGAATACCTACAACGCCAACCATCGGGATATATAGTTGAATTTGGCAATTCAGCCGTTTCCAATCTGCGGCGGGCCATGGTATCGCAATATCTGTATGAACAGAAAGATTGTCATCCTTCGTAACAACTCGACCAAACACACCCGTGTTGAACTGCCCCAGCGTTATTTCCTTTCCGCGTCCGGCTCCCCCCGGTGCTATGGGCAACCAAATACAGGAGCGAATGCAACTTGTTGCAGTATCGCCAAAAACCAACTTGTTCATGAATTCAGGCAAAGCCAGCTCCCACCGGACAAAGGCCTTTGTGGTTGCTTCCCACGTCGTAGAAACGGCAGTTAGTAAATTTTCCAGTTGCGTCTGGTCTATCTTGTAAGATAACAGGCCGCTTTTACCAACAGCAGACAAAATATAAATACCGTTAGTATCTCCCAATTTACCATCCGTAATGTCTGCCGTGATAGTTGCAACAGTTGGTTTCATTGCAACCGCCTGCCGGGAATCCTGCAAACGGTATTGTGCGCCGCTGGCATCGGTGTTAAAGCCGTACTCAATAAACGCTTTTGTTTTCTTGATATCGTCCGCGAACGTCGCCAATACATCAATCGTGCAAGAAAATTGCCAGTTGTTGGCGTTCAACGCGGTAATATCTTCAATCCAGTAATAAGCGTGGGTTTCTTCGATGTAACAATAGTTGTACTGCGGGGAAATGTTCAGGCTGTTTAACCGCACATAAAACACAGGTGTTTCCATGCTGCAGGCCCGTTTCATATAAAATGGAAACTCGTCAGGCAGCGCGGACAACTCAATGCGCTTTGTGCTGTTGACCCTTTTAGAGACCTTGCCCAAATGCGCATGATACCCGTGTTCAATACCTTCGTTATGGTCTGCCATATAATAACCTCACTTTCCTTTAAAATAAAACAGGGGCGGCGGTGCGCCGCCCCTGTACATTCAGTTTGTAGGGGTTATAATGGAGCCTTTACGGCTCGTCGGACATAAACATCAAGATCGCGTTCTGCGTGGGGTTCTGCGTGTAGTTCATTTTCCAATGATGCTCCGTGTTGTAGTATTCACCGGAAATGTTGAACGGGGTAGTATACACGCTGTCCTGATAGTAGGTCGTCGCCATGGCCTTGCGGTCATACAGCAGGCCCACGACATAAGACAGCTCGACCGCACCACCTGTCACCTGTTTGCCGGTGTTCACGTCGAACTGCGACGGGATGCAGGAAATGGCGGGTTTGTCGTTGATGTTCTGCCAGAAATCGACACCCTCATAATTGCCGAAACTCAGGTAGCCGGGGCCAAAGATAGCAGGATAGACCCAGCTCCGCGCGTCGTTGATAAGGGGCTGATACAGCAGCAGCTTCTGTTCGCTCTTCGGGGTGTGCCGCAACAGATGCAGCGTGTTGCCGCCGTCGTCGGTGCACACGGGGGTCTGGTGATACAGCACGCTGCTGTTTTCCATCAGGCTGCTGGTCGTTTCCAGCCACGACACAAAGAACGACAGGAATTCCTGCAGATGGGTGGTCAGCAGTTCTTCGGTGGTGTAGGTCGTACCGCGTGCCGCGTTGAAAGCCTTGGTCAGGTTCACATGACATTCAGGGCGGTCAGAGTTGTACAGCGCACCCATGAAATTGATGACCTGTGCCCGGTTCTCTGCGGTTTTCCAGCGGGCAATGTCGTTTGCGATTTCGGTAGTCATTGCCGCAAGGAATGCACTGAACTCGCTTTCGTTGGTGAATGCGGTCTTGAGCTGGTTCCTGAACGTGGTGTACCGCTGGTTCAGAACCTTCTGCCCACCGTAGAACATTTCAAGCGGATAGCGCTTCTTGATTTTGTACATATCAACGCTGTTGCCGTCCACCAGAATATCGTTGTTCTGCGCGGTGTTGATAAACTTCGATTCGTCGAAATCACCAGAGAAGAAAGCGATTTCACGGACAAACAGGCCCCACTCCTGCCGGTCGGTCTCGATGCTGGTAAACCGGCCCGCATAGGAGCGGCTGGAAATGACCGTACGCGCAATCATATTAGAAAGCGCCTGCAGGGTTCCTTCCATACTCTGGTCAAGGCACATCTGCCCAACCTGAATGAAACTCGCCGTGTTGACGGCCTGAATGGTTGCGGTCTGTCCGGTCACTTCCTTAACCAGCGCGTTGGCAATGGTATAGATATCGGTCGGACGGAACACGCTCATGCATTTCAGCTCCGGCATGTTAGTGCGGGATTTTGCCATTGGTTAGCTCCTTTCTGCCGTCACTTCACGGCGTTAAAGTCGGGACTTGCAGGCGCTTCGGCAGGCTGCACCAGCCCCAGAATGATATCTTCCACGCTGGTAACGGGGGCAGGATTGCCCACCGTGCCAGCGGTCGGAACGCTTTTAGCGTTGATGGCGGCGGTCAGGTCAGCAAGCTGCTGTGCCATTGCCGCCATGGGGTCAGGGGCAGCAGGCTGCTGTGCTGCAGGAGCAGCGGGGGCCGCGCTCTGTGCCGGGGCCGTGATGGGCTGGCCCTGCTGCGCACGTTCCAAAGAAAGCATTTGCTGCACCTGCTGTGCCGTAAATCCCATCTTGCCCAAAGCCAGAATATCGTTGATGGTCATATGAATCATCCTTTCCACCGGCCGGAACCGGTTCTAACATCGACGTGCGTAAAAGTCTTGTAAATGCCAACGCCGCCGCTGTTCCCTAAAAAGATTTCAGCGATAGCGGCGACTTCGGCGGGGGTCTTTGTGCGGACAGGATGGCGGTTTTTGTCGTAGTGTCCTACCCAGATATCAGCCGCCAGCCCATAAAGATGCTTGCTGCGGGGTGCGCTGCCTTTCTTCTGCCGGTTCCAACTTGCCGTGCGGAAACCGCTGTTGATGTGTACCGCGTCCCCGCACACCTTGCGGATGTTTTCAAGCAGTTCCACAAGACGGGAATCAACTGCAACAAAGTCCTGCCCATCCTTGCACTGAAACTCTGAAAGCTGGAAATGCTCAGACAGCCGGATATTGCCGTCAACACTCATGTAATATACATTTACCATGGATTTTCACCCCCTTTCTGTTCCAATGCCTATGACACGATGTGCGCACATACTCCCGCAACCGGTTTAATTAGCGGGGGTCATAGGCATTGGAACGCGGGGGCATGGAAAAGGAAAAGCCAGCCGCGCACCCTTCCGGGGTGTTCCTTTTGTGCGGCTCCCCCGCTCTTTCATGATACACCCGTTAATCCTTAATGTCAAGATAGTTCCGGGTCTTGAGCAGCGCGGGGACAGACGAAAAATCGACTTGCCCTAAGCATATCATAGGGCGCAATTCAGGGTGCACGGCCTGCAGCTGCGTTGCAGCCTGCGGGCTGCTCCCGTAGTGCTCCCTGCCGCTGTGGGGGCTTTCACAGATGTAGTAGTGTAGTTCGTCCATCTGGTATGCGTACAGCCCAGCGAATGCGAACAAGGGGGACATTCCTTTTAAACTGCGGGGGCGCACGTTTTCCAAATTATTATACACGAATTGGTTTTCCATTGCCATTTTGTAAAAGTCGCCTTTTCCCGCCAGATGTTTCATCAGGGCGGTTTGCTTGCGACGGTCGCTGATACGGTCGCTGTGGGGCATTGCAATGAAAACACCCGTGTCCGTCATGCACCATTCTTTTTCGCTCCTTGACATTTTCGCCACAAGGTCAGTGCATCCCAGCTGCTCCAAAATCGGGCTGGAAATGTCAAAGGCGTTCGCAAGCAGCCACATGCGCAAGGGCGGCTTTCCTTCCAGCTCTCTGTTACCGCACACTGTCACATAAGCGTTCAAAAGCGCTTCTCCCTCAGCCTTGCGTTTTGCAATGATTCTTTCAGGAATAAACTCATCAAACACAAGGTCTGAAAACACGCCGCCATTAAAGCCGCGAATGCCCGCGATTGATGGCAGCGCCATGCCGACTGCACGTTTGTTGCCAATGTGCCATTTCTTGCGCCCGTCTTTGTCCTCTTCGTCCGTATATTCGATATCGCCGATGGCATAAGAAATTTTACCAGCTTTTAGAATGCCGATATCATAACCCACGGACTGCAGAGCATTAAACGGGTTCAAGTCCGGGTCAGCGGCGACGGCCTGCAGCTCATTCACGGTGCGACGCATGTACAGAAAATACTTGTTTTCGTCAAGCATATATTTCAGCGTTCCGAACGTTTTACCAACTTGACGTTTTCCAATAATAATATTGCACCAGCAACCTAAAGCGGCGACAGCCGGGATATTCACCCAGCCGTCGCCGGTATACAGGTCAAGCGCAATATCTTTGTTGCGCTTGCTCATAATTTACACCTTGGTAATGCTGCCAGTCTCAAGGCAACTCAGCACAGCCTTGATAATGGCATCATTTGCACCCTTGTCCAGATAAATGCGGTAGTTATCATACCACTTGCCGTCCCGGCCCTTGGTCTGGCCTGCCGCCACAAAGTCGCCCTTGTCGCTGGAAATGGCCCTCATGCTGTAGAGGTCCACACAACCGAAACGCAAGTTGAACACCAGAACTTTATCGGACATCTGCCGGACACGGGACACAGACGCCCCTAACTCTCTCAGCGCTTCCACGGTCACTTTAGGTTTTACCACTTCCGGGGCGGCGTCGTTCTTGCAATTGTTTACTGCGAATGCCATAATAAATCTCCTTTTTTCTGTCAGTGATGTTCCATGTGGAACAAATTACTTTGCGGTGTTGGCTGCGATAGTACGCAACAGCTTAATCATGGTGTCCTGTTTCTGCTCGATGGTCTGCAGATGGGAAATTGCGGTGGTTTCGTTCGTCTTGACCTCTGCCAGTTCATCAACGAAATTCTGGAAGAAATCCGTCAAGGTCTCAAGCAGTGCAGCCAGCTTGTTGTTGATATCCTGCATATGTTCACCCCCTTTCAGAACATCCAGCGGATAAGGAACTGCAGCCCTGCAGGGGTTGCACGTTCCGGGAAAAGCGCCGTGGGCGCTTCCGGAAAAATATCCGCGATGTGATGATTGTACGCTTTCAGGTATGTATACAGGTCTGTCAGAGACCGTTCCCCGAATGCGTGCGGGTCATATGTGGGGGCGAACGGGAAAGCCTGCCGTGCCGCTTCCACCAGCGCGGGACGGGGCAGCGGCTGCTGCGCTCCCAGATTCTGCACCGCGTTCGTCAGCTGCCCGGCGGGGTCGAACACAAGCCCGATAGCGTTCCCCGCGATATCTTCCCAGATTTCAACCTTCGTGATACTTGCCATGTTGTTTTCCTCTCTGTCTGTTATAATGAACCCCGCTTGCGCGGGGTATCGGCTTGTCCTTTCTCTATCATTAAGAGTGTTTAAAGTAGTTGGTGTAAAACGGCTTTTGTTCGCCATTGGTGTGTTCCTTTCTGTGATTATATAATACCACATTTTCCGTCGTGATGTGTTAACAAACTATGAACAATTTGTGAAAATCTGCATCGTGAAAGCAATAATTTCCCCCGCTTCATCTCGTAATATCCACACGTCTGCTGTGCCCCCTTGATTGCTATATCCTTCTAAATACTCAAAACTCATACTGATACCTCACCTTCCATTAAAAGACTGCGTTCATCTGATACCCGGTATTCACGTTCGGTCATGAAGACCCACGACGCGGAAACCGTGGGTTTTGCAAAGTCTGTTCGTTGCCGTATGGGTTCATCATGGTATGCCAGACATTGACCGCCTGCGGGGGATATCAACAAGCCATCTCGCAAGTTGTCAATGCTGCCATCAAGAGCCTTTACACCGGCTTTCTTGTTCACTCCTGCAATCGTGCTTTCAATCGTGCCGTCTGCATCGACACAAGCATAACACTTTGCATGCAGGAACCGAAAAGCCTGCATTCCGTACCGGTCGTGCGGGTGTTCGTCCTCTGCGACACCAATATAAACTTTGCTGCCGTCTTTCTTTTCAACCACACAATCACGCTTCACGCATTGCGCACGAATGACGGAATTGTAGTCGTCAATGGCGGGTTGTTTTTCGCCCTCAAACTTGCAAGAATCAGTGTCCCAATAAATAACCCGCTCCCAGCCAACACGTTTCAGCATATCCCACAGCTTAAGGCGGGAAAGTGAAGCAGTCCACAGGCCCCACAAGAAAGGAAATTTCTTTTCTTGTGATTTCTGAATTTCGGCGTCGTCTTTACTCTGCAAGTTCATTATCCAACTTTTGTGCGTGCACTCCAGCGTGTCAGGGTCGCACCCGTATTCATCACGCACCGTTTTCTGTGCACATGCGCCGAAAATGGTATTGACACAAATTTTTGCAAAAGCATAATCCGGACTGCCTTTTTCCGATTCTTTTACACGAAACTTTTCGTAAATCGTTTTGCGGAAAGAATCAGGCAGATAATCCAGCCGAAACGCCACGCTTTCAGCTGCAACTATTTTATCATAGGTGTACCCATCAATAAACCGCTGATAGTCGTTTGAATCACAATACCAGAAAAGAGCATCGGCCCCCAGCACTCGCCCGTTATCCAGTTCATCAAGGCCCGATACGTCGGGGCATTTGCTGAACGAAATACAGGGGTCAGGGCATTCAGGCTTGCAACGTGGATTGATTATGCAAAGTTTCGCAATCCAGCCGTACCCGGCCTTGATGAATTTTTGCAAATCATCTTCGGACAGGTCTGCGGGCAGCGTTACAGGCGTGCCAGATGGAAATTTCCATAGCAACTGCTGCGACGGATGCGCACTCTTGAAGTCGTAGGAGTTACAATTGGTATAGGTGCGCCCGGCACGCCAACGCGTACCGTGCGTGTCACCACCTGCCATACAGTGATATGCAAGCGCCATCTGTTCACGGTCAAGCTGCAGCGCTTTGATAGCTGCCATGCATCGCCGGTCAGGCATGATTTCTTTGCGCACTGCTTCAATGACCATGCCTGTATTGGTATATGGTATGGTCGCCTGATTATAGCCGTGTTCGGCTTTCAGGCGTTCAATTGCTTCGTACAGTCCCAACACGTCGTTGACGCAGTATGCAAATTCTGTATCTGTCAGCGGCGTATCAGGAGTGCGATATACCGTATAATCAAGGTCGCCTGCAAGTTTTGCGTGCTGGCAACCTTCGGTTGCTCTGGCAAGGCTCTTTTGGAACAGCTTGAAACTATCCCGAAACTCAACACCGTTATCAAAGCGCAAATACAAGGGCTTGCGGCTCTTCGTGTACAAGCTATCAGCCAGACCCCAACGAGCCGTTAACAGCTGCATAATATATTGATGCTCATAACCCAGATTATGCACATACAGAACAAACCGGCTCTTCTCATTAACGCCCCATTTATCCACCAGAGTTTCCAGCATTTCTGCCCAGTCCTCAAAATACCTAGGAACAATGACCACGCCACCAATACAGGTTTGCCAGCTATAGGCAAAGCCGTCTGTGTCTGTGTTCGTGGTTTCAATGTCAAATGTTGCTGTTATGTCAAGATAACTGGCCATATATTTGCGCCCTTTGGTACGCTTGACTTTTTGCGGACACACAAGGCGCGGCAAATATTCAGCTAAACACTCGCTAACAAGCACGCCCTGCGTTTCTCGCATTTATGTGATTCTCCTTATATAGTCTAGCAGCGCTTGACCTTTTGTCGTCTGGTCGTCCCGGTCTGCCGCTATGATATCTTCCAGCACATCCGAATTATTGCCGGTAATGGCATCATAAATTTTATCACTGTCAAACAATTTTTCTGCAGCTTTGGTGAAAAACTTCTGAACCGCCATATCCCATTGTTCTTGAGTTCCCTTGAAACCGCGCTGCACGGCGGTCTGATAGCGTGCATCTCTGATAGCTCGCACGCCGGTGACGGTGCTGCTTTTCATCGTCATAAATTCGCGCAACTGCAAATACTGTTGCTTTAGCGTCGTTCTTGCAGCGCTCTCTTTGGGCCGCTCATTAAAGCGGGGCCTGATTTTGCCCGGCATTTGACTTTCTGCGTACTTGTAAGCACCAGTCTTTGCCGTGTTAATAACGTCGCTCTTTTCCAGAGCACGCAACCTCTGGTTTGCCGCCTTTGCAGCCTTGCGAATGACCTTCACAAGCTCCGCGTTTGTCAGCTGGTTCGGGTCTGTAGCGTTGGGGCTGTAATAGCTCCACGTCTGCGGGGCGTACTTTGGCAAATGTTTAGCGCTTCGTGCCATGGTTATGTCTCCTTTCAAAGTCTCTATCTGCCAACCAGTAACCGATTGCCTGCAGCAGTAAATTTAAAGGAATCGCCACAACTATAGAAAACAGCAAACAAAGGCATCCGCAAAGGAGCAACAAAACAATGTCGTGCACGATTGCCATGTTCATTACTTAAACACCTCAATTCTAAACCCATCAATTGTTTCCGTCAACACGCAATCTGCGCTCCCCGCAAGGCATATGCGGATGCAGTCATAAAACTTGCGGATTTCACGGGGGTCTACATAGACACAACTTCCCGCGCTCCACGAACCTTTATTGCTATGATAAACGTACATGTGACATACTTTAAATGCCGCATTATTTCTTGTTGCCATACTTCTTATATCTCCCTTCCTGATGCTGCCGACGTCTCAACTCGTTGCGGTATTCAACAAAACCCTTATCCGTCGCATACGCGGTCAAAACGTCGTGCTTTTCATCGTATCGGGCCGAACGGATTTTAATATTCTGCCCGACATCGCCCAAATGACTAAAATAATCGTTCATGATTTCACCACCGCCCCACAGCACACGGCAGCGGGTTAAATGGTCAGATGCGCCCAAAGTAAACTTGTGATAATCTTTAAGTGTCATACGCGCACCCCCACAATTACATCCTCTACAGTGTTGCTTCCGAAACGATGACGGGGACGCAAATAATAACGCTTATAATTCAGCATACAACTTTCACCTCTTCTGTGTCTCCGGTTTTGATGTCGCGGCGCATGTACCCAACTCGCCAGCCATATCCGTTATGAGATTTCAGAAAAATCCAATATTCATAGTGTCCGTATATTACATGATTTTCTTCGTTCAAAAAACGGACGTATTCAACTGGCAGTTTAACTATCTTCATCTTGTGCACGCTCCTTTCTACCCATATTATACCACACTTGCGCACGCGATGTGTTAACAATCTATGAACATTTGCATCACTGCTTTACTGTCGTGAAGTCCCGGAACCGATTTTGGCACGTTCGGCATTGTGCA